CAGAAATATTTTTAAGTTCCTGAAGAACATTAGATAATAGACGATGATCCTTACTACCCATGAGAGGATTGTCTAGAATTCCAGTCATCGATACACCGAGCAATGCTTCCTCTTGACAATTCTTTTTCCATTCTGATGAAAGATATGGGAAGTGTGTGAGTGATGCTTGCCATGTACCAAGAATAGATGCGAGTCTAACCTTACGTGCAATGGTATCTTGAGTATCTTCTGTTCGAATAATAACTTCAGTCAAATTACAGAATTGACGATCACGCAAAATAATTTCTGAGCATGGGTTAGTTCCAAACTCATATGAAGAATCACGACGTTCTCCCAACTTTGCTACAGTCTTCTGTGCTGCTGAACGGTTGAAGATTCCTCGTTCTCCACTCTTGGACTTGTATAGTGCCACCCATTCGTCCATGAAAATTCCAATTTCTGGTTTTTCCTTGTATGCGACTGAGTTATTTGCGAGTGCTCTTTGTGGGTTTTCGTTCCACCATGCACCAGACTTTGCATCTCGCATTCTTTCGTCTGTGAGATTCGATAGGCTAATAAGAGCAGATCTACGGACTCCTCCGACCACGACAATTTCTGCAATCTTACAAACGATGTCGTGACATTCGATTGAGGTGAGTTTTCTTCCTGCTGCTCTCTTAAAAGTATCACAGGTGAATTTAAAAAGATCTTCGAGGGGTCTTGGTCCACTTGCTCGCCCACCGAAAGTTTTGAGTCGTGCGCCAGCAGCACGAACTTTTGATACATCCCACTTTGGAATTTGACCTCCAATGAGTAGGGAGATAAGTTCTTTATATGCTTTAGCCCAACCAGCCTTGCTATCTTCCACGATGATCGTAGTATCGCTAGGACTGAAGTGTTCAGCGATTGTAGGAAGTTTTTCAACATATTGTCTCTCCACAGAGAATCCAACACCAGTTCCACACATCAAAATGTATAGAATTTCATCAAATGCTCTCACACGATTTACTGCAACATATGAACAATTATATCCTGCTGTATTGTCACGACGAAGTGCCTCGCCAGCAGTCATCAATGCTCGCATACTTGGCATGATCTCAAGATTGAGAACCGCATTCTCAAGTTCAGAACGAAGTTCTGGAGAAACAATATAATTATTATGTTCTTTAAGTTGAACTTCAAAGAAATCAAAATAACGCTTAACAGTCTCTTCCCATGTTTCTCGACGCTTTTCCTTCTCAATCCATCTTGCGTATCTTGAAGTATGGATAAATTTTTGATAATCTGACGGCAATTCTTTCATAACAACTCCTTTAAGTCTGCTTTTTATGTATTCGCTGTAAGTACACTCCAGGATTCAGGAAACAAAGGTTCAATAATTTGTCCAATACCCTTTGCATATTCTTGAACTTCCCATTGTGCGTGTGGATCAGTTCTTTGCTTATAGACACGTGCGTATGCTGGAAGAGATCCTGTCCACCACCATTCAGTGTAAACACCCTGTGGTAAAACAAATCGTGCTTGTTCAGGTGCTACTCCTGCTTCTAGCAAATTATTGTATGCTTCAATCGCTGCTTCAGAAGAATCACGATAGATCTTATCGATTGTAAGTTTTACCTTTGGATCTTGAATAAAATCTTCTGATCCTTGCTTTGCTCCATTCGTTGGTTTACCACGAAAGAATGGGTAATAAAGATCTGGTTCGTATGAAACATATCTGCGAGAGATTTCGTTCTCTGTAAATCCAACCTTGTGCTTGAAAAGTTGTGTACGAATTGAAATCGGTGCTTTGATTCGCAAAGTAATAGATGTATGCGCGAATGGAGTCCAGTGATTATGATCTGCAAGATACTTTACAAGTTTAGAATCTTTTACAGAAAGAATATGTCCAGCATCCCATTCGCTTTCCTTATTAAAGGAAACTCTTGCTGCATTGACCACGGTCAAATCAGTACCCATATGGTCAACATATTCAATGTAACCAGAATCTAAAACATTAACTCTTTGATTGCTCATAAAACTCCTTATACATCTCACTCGTTTCTCCAAAGTACTTTTGTAAAAGACCTAGAATCTTTTCAATAAACTTTGGATCATCTTTAATATACTTACAAATGTTTACAAAATTTTTCCAATCATCAACGTCGAAACTATCGTAATCAAGTTCATTTACATGTCGCTTGAAGTTTTCAAGATAGTTTTTCATTCCAAGAATATCATCAGTTGTGGTCTTCTTCTTTTTCATCCATGCTTCCTTTGCATCTTCAATATTGCCTACCTTGGCAACAAATTTATCAAATGATAAAGACTTAGATTCCAATACAGTAATCATTTCATTGAGAAACTTTTTGTTATCATCATGCCAGTAATCAAACTGCATTCCTTCTACTTCAGTGTATGTCTTTGCAAAATCCACTGCTCGAAAAAATAGATCAGAATCTTGTTCTCGCACATATTCACTAAACTTCATATGAAATTCAGCGACTGCGTTCAAAAGTAAAAAATCTTCCTTTGAAATCTTCATTAACATTTTCTCCATGAATTAAAATTTAAAAGTGCCGAAGCACCACGAAAAGTGTGAGCGTCTATGATATCACGAACATTTATCCCACACAAGACCATATCATTTATATCTTTTTCTTTTATAAAAGATGGAAAAATACAAACTTTTTCGTTTCTCTGGATAAGTTCCGACATAATATCCACAATTTGTTTGTTTCTTGGTTCGTTGTCCAGTACAAACACTAGATCTTGATTTTGAAACTTTTCTCTAATTTCTAGAAAATTTCCTGAACCAAGGCAAGCGATTCCATTGGGGATGAACAGACTGTCAATCGGACCCTCCACAACAAAGATACGCTTGCTTTTATCCACACGATCTTGACCATAAATTAGTTTAATATTTTCAGTCTTTTTAAGTGTGATGTATTTTGGTTTAGCATTCTTGATGGTTCTACCCTGAACACCAATACACTGGTTGTGCTCATCGAAAATTGGAATAATAATTCTAGAATCATCCATAAGTTCATAATCTGGATTAAATTCTTTTGCAAATCTTGCAAAAGATTCAACGTATCCAATTTTAGAATTTAGGTATGGAATCTTTCTCTTTTCGATGAACTGTCTTGCTTCGTGATTCTCTGGTAGATCTTTAATCAAATCATAATCAGGAACCGAAGAAGTAATAGAAACTACTGGTGGAGTAAACTCAAGTTCTTTACGAGTATCATCTTTAAACTTCTCAAGACAATACTGTTGAAAAAGACTTGGAGATACAATCTCCAAAAATTTATAAACATTAAACGATATGCCACAATTGTGACACTTGAAAAAGAAAGAATCATCTGAACTAAAGAAATAACCTCTTGCTTTTGTTTTACTTACTGTAGAATCACCACAGATTGGACATCTACAGTTTGCAAGTGTATTCTTTTTCCACTTGAATTTCTCAAGAGAATTAGAAACTAGATTAATATATTTCTTATCAAGATAAAGTGACATTAGAACTTCCAATCATCCATTTTTGTTTTCTTTTGAGTTGGAGCAGTTGGAATTACTGTATTTGATTGTGACTGAATATCTGTAAGTTTCATCTTTGCACGATTGATACTTAACAAGAATTTACGATTCACAGCAGTATCATTGTAACGATTTTTCAATTGCTTGACCATGATTTGATTTTGCTCTGCAAGTTCTTCTGTAGAGATGAGAGCAAACATAAAGTCAGCAGTTGCGGGAAGACCGAACGATTCTGAAGTATCTTCAAGACCTACATCTGAATTAGAATAACCAGAGCGAGTAGTCTGAGTGGCACTAAACAAAGGCACACCATACTCTACAGCAAGACCTCTCAACTCTTCTGCAATGGATTTAATGTAAGTATAAGAATTAATATTGTTTCCATTTTTCAGACGAGCAGATGCACAGATGTTCAAGTAATCAATAAAGATTACGTCTGGTTTAAACTTCCTCTTCAACCAAAGTTCATCCAACAAGAATCTAAAATGATTTACGTTAGCAGTTGCTGTTGGATATTCTTTGATGATAAGTTTACCTGTGACTCCAGATGAAAGATTTTCCATTCTCTTTTCATATACAGTCTTTGGAAGTTCTTTCAGATTGTCAAGAGTAATATCAAGAAGATTTGCGTCAATTCTTTCTGCAATTCTTTCTTCTGCCATTTCACATGTAATATAAAGAACATTGGCGTTCTGCTTCAAACAATTTGCAGCATGGTGACATAAGAAAAGAGACTTTCCTACGCCAGTTCCTGCCATTACAATATTGAGAGTCTTTGATGGAGTTCCACCGTTTGTGATTTGATTAAAATAATCCAAATCGAACGGAACCTTCTTTTCTACTGTATGGTAGAAATCATATCGCTTTTCATAGTCTTCAATGTAATCGTGACCAATATGAACATCAAATGATACTGCTAATGCTTTCGACAAAATATCAGGAATAGATCCTTGTGCTTGTTGAGATTTTCCATCAATAATTTGAATGGATTCCATGATCGCATTGTAGACTGCTTTCTCTTTGCAGAATGTTTCTGTTTCGTTGAACAACCACTCATTGTCGCATGACTCTTGATTATGCGATATTTCTTCAACGATTTGTGAGACACGCTTCAGTTCCTCTTGAGTGATTGATTTGTTCTTATCAAGAATAATATACAACGCTTCCTTGGTTGGAAGGTTATTGTATTTCTGAATAAACTCATGAATAGTTTCAAAAACAAATCGTATTGCACGATCATGAAAATACTCCCTCTTGAGGAAGGGAGTAACTTTTCGTGAATATGTTTCGTTTCTCAGAAGATTGTGAAGTATCAGTTTTTCAATATCGGTCATGATTCCTCGACTTCAGTTTTGGTTTCTCCACCATAACTGAACTCATTATACACCGCCTCATTGATTTGGTCAAGAACATCCTTCGTAAAATACTTTTCAGGATTTTCATAGATGGTCTTTTCAAATACCTTTGATCCATCAGGAAGTTCAATACGTGTAGAATTCTTCTTGAAAATTCCAGCACTAATTGCAATATCTACAAGACCATAATAAGGATCTAGTCCGCTGTCATAATTTAGACGAACATCAATCTGCTTATTCTCTTTTGTAAACCTACCCTTGTAGAGTTTACAGTGAATAATATTTCCAACTACTTGCCCATCAGCATTCTTATCTTTCTTCTTGGATAGATACACGATTGTTGATGCAGCATACTTTAGACCAGTACCACCACCCATCTCTGACATAGGAACATATGCGCCAACAACTTGATATGTGTGGTTTGTCATAATCATTGGAATCTTTGCAATTCCAAGTTTAACTGTAAGAACTCTGAATGTTGACTTAATAATTTGTGCGCGAGTCATGTCTCGCGTTTCCTTACCTTCAGCAGTATCATTCATTTCCTTGGAAGTTGACAACATACCAAGAGAATCAAGAACTACCATTGTAGGTTTCTGATCTTCCTTTGGCAATGCAAGATACTTATCAACAATCGTAATTGCCTGATGCCTAAACTCTTCAATTGTTGATACTGGAAATACTCCGACTCGCTTAGGATCAATTCCACGATTCTTAAACATCTCAGATGTTACTGCTTGTTCAGAATCAAAATATAGAACTACTGCCTCTGGATTATCTCGTAGAAACTTAGAAACAATTCCTAAAGTAAAATAAGTCTTACCTGTTGAAGATTCTCCTGCTAGTGCAAGAATCTTATTGTTTGGAAGTCCACCGTAAATATCGGCAGAAAGAAGTCCATTCAACATATAGCATCCGGTATCTACAAATCCA